CATTCGTTACCATTGTTTACCGTTGTTCAGATGTCATCCTAGAAAGGCATCACCATTGTCGTGGAGTGGTTCTCCCACCGTTGTCAACCTATGTGACTAAACTTCAAGTTCCGGCCAAGGGTAGAAGGTCACCTAGCATCGTCTAGTAAAACCGTAGCATGTGATAAACATGTGCAGTAGTTTCCAATCGGCGGATTGGAGTAGACTGTGGGCCGTCCGGAGTGTGTGGAGCACATAAAATGATCCCGATGAAATTAACATCGTTAACAAATGTACAAAACATGTGTAACTACGTAAACTAGGTTCGCACCCGAAGAACGGATTAGTTACCTTAGAGGAGGTTTCGACCGATGAAGACGAAAACTGATATTCTTAATTTACAGGACACGTCTGCGGTTAGTTACTTTCCCACCTATAGGCGTAAAGCGTGGGTTCCTCTGAGTGACGAAGCCGCTAATGTTTTCTGGAATGCATGTGTTAAGCCATCTGGAGGAGTTATCCTCTGGGACTTAGTAGACGCGACTGAGATGGTTCTTGGTATTCCCTTAAATTCTGAGGGCTTAGTTGCTCGATCTAAGTATGATCCTGACATGATTAGGAAACAGTGTAAGGCTCTGGAAGATGGAGGTCAATTAGGAAAGTATGATCCCTGTCTTCTGAACGCTGCTTTCGAAAAGGTCAGAAGGATGTTTAAGATCGACGGTCTGAAAGCATTACCTCTTACAGAGGTACCGTATGAATCTTCTGCGAACTCTGGATTACCCTGGCTCAGTAAGAAAGCTGATGTGTATCCACAAGCAGTTCGACGTGCGATGGCACTGCAAAAGCGTGATAATCTCGCGCCCCAGCCAGTAGTGCTATTTCATCGAGGTAAGAATGAAACGGAAGCTAGATATGTCAATGGGTATCCCATGGAGATGTCGTTGATCGAAGGTCGGTTCTTTTACCCCTACCAGCAAGCGGTTATCCAGCACCACACTCCTTATGCAGGAGGAAGGTTCGATTTTGAAACTGCAGCCTTAATTAATGAGGTCAGAGTTAAGAGTCGATTTGTTGCTGAGCTGGACTATTCTAAGTTCGACACCTCTATTCCAACACTTCTTTCATCGATGGCTTTTTCCATCATTGAAGACAGTTTTGATATGGACGAACAGGATAGGCGGGATTGGAACAGAATCACTCGGTATTTCCATACCAGTCCACTCTTGGCACCTGATGGTTACATCTACACTGGTCGTCGTCATGGCGTACCCAGTGGGAGTTGTTTTACTCAGGTAATTGATAGCATTGTTAACGCTATCTGCTTAGAGTACATCGCTAGGCGTATGGCATTTCGGCCCACGCGATATTTAGTGTTGGGCGACGATGTGGTCCTCGGGGTGGATAGACCTGTGGATCTCAAGGTGATTGCAACCACGCTGCATGAGCTTGGCATTACGCTTAACGTGGACAAGAGTGAAGTAAAGACTCCTAATGAAAGCATTCACTTTCTAGGTCATGATTGGCGAAACATGATTGCAACAAGACCCATAATGGAAACTTTAGTTAGGCTAGTAACTCCGGAAAGATTACGGAAGGAGTACTTCTCAAAGGACAGAGATACTCGACGAGCAGCATTCATTGAGAGATTGCGAAATTATCAGGATGATAACCCTGATGCATGGTACCCTTTGCAAGCCCTAATACAATTCTATCAGCTAGAAGATTGGAGGCGTAGACGACAAGTTGGTCGTTTCCATGCGAATGGACATTGGGTGGAACCCGTGTACCCATCGTATTACAGCCAGTTTTATGGTCAAGTTGATCTGAAGGAGAGTAACGAGCTCCAGAGATGGAAACTTGAAAAACGACAACGTAAGTTAGGCAATCACAGGGGACAAGCCGTGTTTCTCTGACGCCGAGATGCCCTACGGGGGGAGGCCCGGGTTCTAG